AAAAAGAAAAAAAAAAAGGAAGAAAAAACAAAAAAATATAAAACAGTAGAAGTAGAACAAATCAAAAAACAAGATTACCAACTAAATATATTGTTTAGAAGTATATCAAATAATTATATATTTTTTTTAACAGTGTTTTACTGTTTATATAAATTAAAACAAAATCCAAAATATGACTCGTCTTATATTAAATTAATATTTTCATTTATTGTAGTAAGTGTACTCGGATATTTCGTACATTACATTTCTCATCATATAAATTTTAAAAATTACCATAAAACACACGATAATATATTAACTAGAAATAGTTATACAAATTATATTATAAAATGCATTTGTAATTTCTTCGATTTTCATGATATAACACATCATGATACAAATATAAATAAACAAATTCAAAACATTATATATGAATTTTTAAATAATCTTGTTATGCAGGGATTGGGTTTTGTTATATTGGTAAAAATGATTGATATTCGTGTGGTTATATTGTGGGCATTTATGTATGCAACCATACACAATATTAATTATTTATTTATTAAGCCAACCACACACAGAGATCATCATGTAAATAGTCATAAAAATTATGGTATCGATTATTGTGATATTTTATTCAATACAAAATATGATTGGGATGATATTGAAACACATAATCATGGAGCAATTAATTTATTGATTATTACTTATATTATAATGTATTTTACATAACGTAAATTGCATATTCACATTATAAACAATGATTATCTAGAAACGAAATTAATAATCTTTTACCTATTTTTGTGATTGATTTATATATATATAAATTATCATTGCGTACAGTTTTATTTAAGATTACAAGATAAGAAATAATATAAACAATGATTTTTTCAAGAATCAGTTTAAAATAATTATATAATTTATCAAAAACGGTCCATTGATTCACATAACTACACATATCTGTATTTGTTTTTTTAATAAAAAATGTATGAATCTCCAATAAACCGTATAAAACACGATGATAATTCGTTTTTTCATTTTGAATATTTATTAAATATTTGAATTTATCAAAAGTATACAAGTCTAAAAACAATATTTTTTTATTTGAGCCATTTTCAAAAAAATAAGGTGTGATACCATCAATATACTTATTTTCATATGAAAAGTTTTCATCAATTAAATAGGGTATAAAACATGAACGAATAATAATATTACATAAATCATCATAGGTTTTATACTTATTTTTTACGATTTTTTTTATTGATTTAACATTATTATAACATATATATAATTTATTGTTAATTTTCTCGCATATATTATCCGTATTTGTATAATTTAAAATTTGTTTGACTTCTTTAATAAAGGATAAATTATGTTTTTTTTTGAATTTTTTGGATAAATATTTATACAATACAAATATTTTGTCCAAGTCATCCAAAATATACAATAATCCTGCAATCGATCCAATGCTACAACCCGAAATTCTCTCAATAACAATATAATTCCTTTTTTCCATTTCCTTTAAAAAAAATAAGGCCCCCATTAAATAACTACCATTGAATGCACCGCCACCTAAAACCAAATCGATTCTTAATGGTTTTTCAACAAAAATCGAATCAATCGGATTATCATCTAGTAATTTATTAATTAATTTTTTGATCATAGTATTGAATAATTATATTTATAAAAAGAGAGAAAGAATAATCGCATTTGAAACTTATAAATAAATAAAATTGATATAAAATCATTGACTTTATATTAATTATAAAAATCATGAGTAAAAGTAATGATAGTTCAATAAAAGAAGAATTATCAAAGGATATCCATTTTATCTTAGGAGATTGTTTAAAAGAACTTCAATATCATGTCGTGGACAATAGCGTCGACACAATTTATTTGGACCCTCCTTTCGACAGTAATCGTGTTTATAAACTCTCTGCAGAAAGCGATGTTGGATTCAACGATAAATGGAAGGAAGATGACTATGAGAATTTCATTCGGGAAGTTATTGCTATTTGCTTTCAAAAGCTAAAAGCAACAGGCACCATATTCTTCCATATTTCTGCGGACAAAATGTTCATTCCTCAGAAGATTTTGATGGAGAAATTTGGGATTATACAACCGATTTTCTGGAAACGTTGTCGATCAAAGAACAATGTGACGAGTAAATTGGGCGCAACCATTGACGTTATCTTTAAGTGCAATAAAACTAAAAAATTCAAATTCAACATGGTACAACAAGCCAAGGACGAGAAGTATTTGGCGAATTCTTATAATCACAGTGATGCTGAAAGAGGTAATTACGCACTTGGTCATTTGGTTACTGAACCGTCTAAGAAAGGGTATATGTATGAATATGAGTTTAATGGGGTTGTTTACAATCCTAAATCAGGTTGGCGTATTAAAAAAGATGAACTTGATTTATTGAAAGCGGATAATCGTTTACACATTCCTAAAACCAAGAATTCGAAATTGTATAAGAAAATTTATTTAAGTGAAAATCCAGGTAAACCTTGTACTGACTTGTGGGACGATATTCATTCGATTGCTCAAGGGTCTGAATTGCGCAAATATCCAACAGCGAAACCGGTGGGTTTATTAGAGAGAATAATCCAGATTTCTACCGATGAGGGAGATTTGGTATTGGACCCGATGTGTGGATCTGGAACAACTGGAGAAGCATGTAAGAAATTGAATCGTAAATGTATTTTAATTGATGAGAATACTGAAGTGGTTCCAATTTTAAAGGAACGACTTTTATAAAAAAAGGAACGATTATAAAAATATAAAAATGAAATCAATTTCCGAAAACTTAAAAATTCACAATATATAATGAATCAATTAATCGATAAATTACCACCTCATTTGGATACCGTTGTATATAGTTATATTATACCAGAAAAATTATTAGAGTTTAAAAATATAATTTTCAAAGATAAATATATTACTGAAAATGGTCACGTTTATAAATCTGGATACAACCTTAAATATCAAGTAGCTTATGATTCAAACGACAAAGTGATTCGAAACAAGAAAGGCATCATTCTATCCAGAATTCCCAAGAAAAACGGCAAACACCGTTATTATGCTACCTACGAAGTATACACTTTATTCTGTTATGATTGTAATAATAAATACATAAATGATGAATGCAATTGTGATTGTTTTGATCAGGGTGATTGGTATGAGTATAGTTCTAAATTCATCGGAAAGGATTTATCAAAAGCACTCGTTCATTTGTTTAAGTGAAAACCTATATTTCTTTAAATTATCAAAATAAACATATTTACCCAAAAACAACTTTAAGAAATAATTCGAAAAATCTCCACCAAATTTAAATTGGAAAATCCATTTTTGGACATTTTTTTTGGACATTTTTGAAAAGTCCTTGTAAAATCTCGCAAAAACGCGAGTTGTGAACATATTTTAATTTTAAGGTTTTGGTATTAAAGTTTCAAAGGAATATTAAATTTTTTTATTTTATTTTTCTAATATATGAAAAGTAAAATAACTAGACGAAATAAAAAGCAAAAAGGTGGAATATTACTTAAAATGAAAGCAAATGAAGCTTTTGCATATTTTGTAAATAACAGTACAATTAAATTATTAACGGATGGAAGTAGTTTCGGTATAATCCTGAAAGCAAAATTAAATACAAATTTAGAAAGTCCTTATGAGATTTTCGGAGTAGATAATTTCAAACAACCTGTACAGAATTTATTAATCAAAATAGTTGCTCTCTCACCAGATGAACTAGATGAAGATGATAATTTTTGGTCTTATTTGAATGGTGAAACAAAACAAATTGATTTACAGGAAAATTTCATCAAAGAGGTAAATGTACAAACAGATATTTTTTTTAAGACAATGGAATATTTGGAACCGCTTTGTCCTGCACCTGTTTATTCAACTATTATAGACGATCGATTGAAAATGAAAAAATTGATTGAATTGTTAGATTTTAGAACCCAAGATTATTATACTAAAACTGTATTCAGTAAAATTATTGATAATATTTATAAGCATCGAATACCATCATTCGGCATCATTGGAATGGAAATCGCAGAAGATTTTGATACAATGAGTCAATTTTATAATGATTGTGAAAAAGAGTCAGATCCATCTTTTATGAATTATTACGAATGGTGCGAACAAATGTGCAAATTGCAAATATTGAATTTGGCTTTAAAGACAGGATATTCTCAGAATGACTTTCATCGCGGTAATTTACTAATAAATCCAAAATACAAAGGATTTTATAAGGATTTGGATGGTAAAGTTATCATTATTGATTTTGGGTTCGCGACAAAATTGAGCCCAGATAACTTAGCTATCATTCAAGAGAATTATAATCAAGGAAAGTATAGTGAAGCCTTGAAAGTATTCAAAACATTAAGTCGTAGCGATGAGTTAGAAATAAAAGAATACCCAACTTTTTATGGTTGGTTGTATAACGACGATAAATCCTTTAAAAATCGTTCAAAATTGGTGAAGCTGAAAGATAAAAATTACGATAAAAAAATAAATGAATTGATACAGAGAGAAGAAGCTGCTATCGATGATCGAATCAAATATTTTGATGAAAAGCATCGTATTGAACCGGATAAATACCCATTGCTTCCTCTCTCGAATGCGATTAAAAATTCATTCTTTCAAGGAATGATTGAAGGAGGTAAAAAAAATGATAGAAAAAAGAATAATAGGAAAACAAGAAAACAACGTTAAACAAATAAAGGTGTTAGTTGATTAGTTACGATAGGGTTACCATTTGCATCATATAATATTTGCTCGTATGGATATGAATAGTATGAATCAGTGTAATCATACCCATCTCCATAATAACCTCCATAACCGCGATGTAAACCGTAGCCGTCTAAAGCAGCTGTACCAAATCTAAAACCCCTTCCTAAGCCAAATCCATAACCTCCAAATTCTCTTCTACCACCGCCCCCACCACCATGACCCTCTACAATTTTATTCTTAGTAAATTGATTGTAAACAACAATTCCAATCACTAATAAGATAATAAAAATATAAGATCCCTTAAATTTCATATAAGTTATACGCATATTTTATCCAGAAAAAAGACCAAATAAAATATATTATTTTTTCCCAAAAGAACTTAAAGAGAAATTGATAATTTTTGCTATAAATTGAAATTCGGAAAATCGATTTTGGACATTTTTTATGTCCATTTTTGAAAAGTCCAAATAGAATCCTGCAAAAACGCGAGTTGTGAGCATAAATTAAAAATATGGTTTGGCCATTTTTTAAATATTTTAAGTTTTGTGACGATAAATTTTAAAGAAAATTATTCGTTTACTTTAGGCATTTTTTTGTGTAAACATATTTATATTTACAAATGTTTACAATTTCTGATGCCGAAAATGCCGAAATGTTTTTTTGTGAATTATGTAACTTCAAATGCTGTAAAAAATCTAATTTCGACACGCATTTATTGACTAGGAAGCATAAAATGTTTACAAATGTTTACACAAAAAATGCCGAAAATGCCGAGGATAAAAAATACGTGTGCGAATGTGGTAACGAATATAAACACAGACAGAGCTTATATGTTCACCGAAAAAAATGTCTTTCTAAAGAAGAAAAAGATAGTTTAACAGACTATTTAATGAAAGAAAATAGTGAATTAAAAAAGATGATTATTGATGTTTGTAAGACGATGCAGCCGATAAATAATAATACACTTACAAATAGTAACAATCATAGCCATAACAAGACATTCAATATGCAATTTTTCTTAAATGAGACATGTAAAGATGCGATGAATTTAGTCGATTTTGTAGAATCTATTAAAATCCAACTTTCTGACTTGGAAAATGTAGGTAAAAATGGATTTGTACAAGGCATTTCGAATATTATTGTGAATAATTTGAAAGCACTTGATGTCACGAAACGTCCAGTTCATTGTAGTGATTTCAAGAGAGAAGTTATGTATGTGAAGGATGATGATCAGTGGTCAAAAGAAGAATCAGTAAAAAAATTAAAGAAAGCGATAAATCATGTCGCCCATAAGAATATTTGCATGATTCCTGAGTGGAAAGCCAAGTATCCAGATTGTGTATTTTCTGATTCTAAAAAGTCAGATCAATACAATCATATTATTTATGAGTCTATGGATCAGAATGATTCAAATGCAGAGAAGATTATTAAAAAAATAGCCAAGGAAGTAGTTATTGAAAAGGAACAATTCTAATTTTTTGTATTATTGGTAAAATAAAAATTATTACTTTTCACATTTGATACCGTATAGTTATTCAATGTGAGTAAACCGAACCCCTTGTAAGAATTTGGAATACCTCTTCGATAAAAGGTAGCACCAGTTGTGATCAATCTTCCACCAGACATTTTATATAATAAATTAATATTAAAATAAATACATAAAAAATTATTCATAATTTGCAAAATTGGCTGGATCATAACAAATGTTATTAGGTTGATATAACAATTTTTTTGCATGTTTTAATTCCATAAAAGGATTTATTTCCATTATTTTTTTTAGTTCAACTATAGCACTTTTTTTCATTTCAATTAAATCTTCATCTGACCACCATAAGTCTTGATAATTCATAAATTCATCTATCATAGGAATTAAATATATATTTAGTATTTGAGAAAAACTTACTTTTTTATTTTTTTTTAAATCAAAACCAAATAAAAATTCAAAATTATCAAACATATTTTTTTTATTAATTATAATATTGTAATTTTTAATTGTATTTTTCAATTATTTTATTTTCAATTTTTTTAATAAAATCATCGACACCATCTTGTTGTATTTTTAGACACGGAACTGATATTTTGTTTTTACTTGATGTCCCTACAAGTGCGTTTACACCATTGTTAAGGACCAAGCGCAATCTTAAATTTGTATTGATTTCTTCACTATCTGGGTTTTGTCTACGCATAATTTGTGCGCTACATGTTCCTTCTTTGTGTTTTAAATAATAGATGTAATCTGTAAATCCTTGTAGTTCTCTCAATTCTTTTTTCTCAAAATAAATTAATTCGCCTTTTTTTTCATGATTCACAAGGATTGCATCCGTGTATTTATTAAAGATGGTATTTATGACTTCTAATAAAAAGCAATGATTATTTTTTAAGGAATCAAGCGCTGTTGAAAACATATTGTCGATTTCATCACGTGATGTATCAAGATTTTGATGACATTTGTAGGCTACTTTGATTTCCTTGGTTCTCTCTTTCAAAATATTTTGAATGTCTTCTGGGAAGCCTTTTGTAGAGTTTAACCAATCAAATGTGCCTGTTTTATGGTTTTTAATGGAAAGTGTAAATTCTTCTTTAGTATCTTGGTTTGCGACAACTGCATCGGCCTTGGTTTGAGTACCGCCTTTATGAGTTACAATATGATTTGGTGTAGGTCTTAAATATTGGCCGATGGTGGAACCGGGTGTATTTAAAAAGGCAACAATGTTGTGTTCGTTTTTTATGCCTGAATGATGGGTACTGCCGTCTTTTTTGAAGCCGCCTTTTCTTCTAATTGCTTGTTTGATTAGGGTTGTTGTTGGGATCATTTCTTCTTGCATTTTTATGATTATTGATTTTTGATGAAGAGAGAAGAAGCAATTCAATTTTATTTATATTTGTAAAACTATAATAAATATAAGATTTCAAATAGATAGAGAGATGTCTTGCAAACAAATTTATTTGACAATACCTAAGAATGAGAATATACCAGAAGAAATTCATGATTTCTCTCCACAAGAGAATTATTTAATGATAAAAATAGGTTCTGAATGCCTGTTGGAAGGTCGAAAAGTAGTGGCTGGATTAACCCAAAAGGAGATTTATGAAAAAATAAAAGAAGAATCCAAGGATGAAATTCGCAAAATGGAACTTGAAATTGTTGTGGAGAGAGAAACAGCGAAGAAATTGGAAGAGAGAATGGGTAGAATGTATGAATTACAAATAGACCAATTAAAAAAACAGTTGGAAACGGCGAATCAGCAATTGGGCATTTATGAGTCAGAAAACAAAGAACTTTTTCAAAAAGAAGTGAATAAAGCTCGAGAGAAGTATGATTTGTTGCTGCAAGAGAAGGATTATCAGAATAAGTTAAGTAGAGAAGCCGTTGAAAAATTACAAGATACATTTACAAAATTGGTAAGCAAAAGTACTTCTCAAAAAGGTTCGGATGGAGAGAAGCAATTTTATGATTATGCGGATACTTTTAAAGATTTTAAGGGTTTTGAAATTGTGGATAAGCATACACAAGGCGGCGAAGGAGATTTTCATTTGCATTTTGAGGATTTTAATGTTTTGGCCGATGCGAAGAACTATAAAAAGAAGGTTCCGATTGATCAAAGAGAGAAAATTAAGAAAGATTTAATTAAAAATGAACATATACATTTTGCTTGGTTGGTTTCTCTCAACACATCGATTGAGAAATATGATAAATCTCCAATTATGTATGAATGGATCAATACAAAACAATGTATAGTGTATATTAATAATTTAAATAGTTTTGAAGATCCTCAGAAAATTTTGAGAATTGTTTGGTTTACTTGTAAAGAGTTGTTTAAATTCATAGAAGATGTGAAATATGATGAGAATGAACTGGTAGAATTAAAAGAAAAGAACTTTAAATTGATGGACAAGGTGAAAAATATAAGAAAGACCATTCGAGAGATAAACACTTCAATGAATGCTACCCGGAATTTAATTCAATTGATGGACGATGAATTGAGAGAAATATTGGAACAAGAAACCAACGAAATGATGAATTCGAATTTTTCTCTCTTTGATGAATGGTGGAATACAAATATTGAGATTACAAATGATGACTCTATAGTATTGTCTACTGATTTATGGTTCTCTTTTAAACAAGAAAATAAAAAGTTGATAAAGGATTTTGATATTACTACCGAAAAATTCAAAAAATACATTAAGTCAAAAGTTCCTTGTTCTTGTTTAAATTTGAAATCGAAAAATGCGAATAGTGCGCTTGAAATAAAGGGTATTCGAATGAAGGAAATGATAAGTATCCCAGAAAAAGAGGATTTAGAAATAGAACAATCTTCTTCTGAGAAAATGGAAATTGAGTTTTCAGAAGATGCGAAAAATATAAAGAAAAAAGTAATAAAAAAAAAATCAAAAAAAGAAATTTATTTTAATGAAAAATTTGATAAAAAAATTTTATTGGAATATGAAGATGCTTCTAATGATATTATGCATATATCAGAAGAAAACAATATAAGACCCTGGGAAGTAGTCTCTCTTTTAATGAAATATAATATAATAACAAAGAGGGATCAATCACGTGGATATGAAAAATACAAAGAAACAGAAGAATACAAAAGTAAAATTAAAAAAGAAAGTTAAGTTAAGGTAATTAAATAAAATATTGTGAATAAATAGATGATACAATTTTTTATTTGTATATTATGTTATGATATGTGGTATTATGTAGCCCATATATTTTTACATGATAAAAATATATATTTCATACACAAAATACATCATAAAAAAAGTTATAGTGATTTAACTTATTTAGACTCAAATGTAAACCACATGTTAGAAGTACCTATACAAAATATAGGTTTATTGATACCTTTTACTGTTTGTAAAATTGATTATTTGACTTTACTTTTTGCATATGTATTTATTTTAATTAGAGGATATATGGAACACGATAACAGATTTACATCGATAATAGGTAATCATCATTTATTACATCATAGATATCCAAAATATAATTTTGGTGAATATTGGATAGATTATTTATGTGGTACAAAATATCCAAATGACGATGAATATATATATGGAATTATTTATACATAATTATTTATATTAGTAATAAAAACGTGATGCATTATCGTGTATATTTAGGAAACGCCAAAACCACGGCTTTGGCTAAGTTGGGTCCCTTCCCAACTGTTTCCTAAATATACTTCTCCTAAAACAACGACCTTTAGGGTCGATACGACACATTATGCGCGCAGATTATAAATTTTGCATGATATTTTTGTTAAAATATTATGTAAAATACTTTATGATTGTAGATGATAATATTTTGTGATGATATTAGGTCACAATGTGTTAAATAGCTGCATACATATCCATAATGAGAATGTTGACGTTTTATGTTGTGTATAATTTACTGCATAAATGATAAGACTAATATAATAAACGTGTTATTTATTGTGAGCATAGTTATTGTTACTGGATCGTCACAAAAATTTGGTATAAATAAAATCAAAATGTTACGATAATGGTCACAAATATTTCATAAAAAATCTGAAAATATTTGACTGCATAAATGGTCACA